CTGCGGCCGACCGTTTGCGCCGGTCTGGCCCAGCCAGGACGAGGCCGGCCAGAGCGGAGAACGCGTCCCCGAACGCGAGCCGGATCTCTTCGCGGTTCGTCTCGGAGTCCTCGCGGCGGGTCACGCAACAGACCCGGTTCCCGCGGTCGACGGCCTCGCGGATGAAACTCCGCCAGAGGCCGGGGGCCGCGGTGAACGTCTGGTCGAAGTCGAGCGAGATCAGGAGGCCCTGGGCCGTGCCGTGGGCGGCCGCGGCGGCGCGGGCGGACCGCCAGAGGTCGAGGGACCGGGCTGACAGGCCCGACGACGGATAGGCCGCGCGAGTGACTGGTGACAGATCGTAGAGGCCGGAAGCCTCGTTGATCGTCCTCGTGACGTTGCCGCGGCCGTCCTCGTCCCAGCTCTCTCCCTTCTCGTTCACGGTGAACGCGAACGACGAGCCGAAGATCGTTTTCGAGCGGATCAGCGTCAGGACCTCGGCGGCCGTCGGAGTCGCGACCGGATCGGCCTCGTAGGCCAGGCCCTTGTCGGTCTTCTCGATCCGGAGCGTGCCGTTCGTGGTCCTCGCGAGAATCTTGGAGTCGTCGTGGTTGAAGAGAAGCGGGACGTCCAGCCGCTTCTTCGCCAGAACCTTGTCGAACGCCGTCGGCGCGAACTTCTCGCGGAAGCCGCCCAGGTCCGACGAGAGTGAATCCCACGGCGGCGCGATGCCGCGGATCTTCGGTGCCTCGCCGTCCCGCTGCTCGACCGTCAGTTCCCCACCTTCGGAGATCGGGAGATAGCGGCGTTCAGGTTGCATCGTTCTGGCCTCCTGGCTGGGCGGGGTTGGTGCCGTTGACCATCTGGGCGGCGAGGGCCTCGGTGATCGTCGGGAAGGCCGCGGTGATCAGGGCGACGGCCGCGTCCTTGTCGATCGTGCCGGCGGCGATCTGGTTCAGGACATCGAGGAGCGCCGTGACCTGGGCGCCATTGAGGGCGGTCGAGGCCAGGGCCGCGCCGGAGGCTGCGGCCGCGAGCGGGTCGGTCTTCGAGTCCACGGTCGTGTCGGCCGGCGTGTCGTCGGTCGGCTCGCTCGCCGGCGGCTCGCCCCCGGCGGCGCCGGCCTGGGCGGCGGCGGCCGCGAGCGTGGAGAACCCGAGCTGGACGAACGTCTGATTCGCCGCCGGGTCGTCGAGCAGCTCGAAGTCCTCGCGGTCGCGGATCTCGTTGGGCGAGATCGCGCCCATGTTCCAAAGACTTTGGTAGAGCGAGGCCCGGGCGGCCGTGTCGCCGCGGAGAAGTCCGCGGTTGTCGAGCTTGCAATAGACGTCCTCGCCGTAGACCGGCTGGAGCATCATGTCGAGCGGCCCCTCGATCCGCTTTTGCCAGGGCAGCAGGCACCAGACCTGCGCGGAGAGATGCTCCTGTTCCACGTTCGACCAGCGCGCCATCCGGGCATCCCCGAGGAGCGTCGAGGGAACACCCCAGCAGCGGCAGACGTCGGGCAGGATCGCGTCCCGCAGCTCCTGGAACTGATTCGCCTCCATCGAATTTGATTCGATCGGGACGAGTTTCGTCTTCTTCGGGAGGACGGCGGCAGAGCCGCGGTTCCGCGCGCCGCCGTAGATCTCGCGGATCTGGGTCCGCAGGGCCTCGACCGCCTCGTCCGGAATCCGCTCCTGGGTCTCGAGGACGATGTCGGGTCGCGCGCTGTTCTCCCAGAACGAGGTAGCCGCGATGTCGAGCTGGCGGGCGAGGGCGATCGACGTCCGGCACAATTCCTGCGGCGCCATGCCCCAGAGGCCGTTATCGGAGAGCCATCGCCAGTGCAGGATCTCGCTCGCGGGGACGTCGACCCACTGGCCGGCGTCGGTCCAGAACTGGTAGCCGGCGGAGTAGTCCGGCCGGCGGACGGCTTTCATCCGCGTCGGATGGATCGGCCGCAGCTCCGAGCAGAACCCGCGAGGGCCGGGCAGGATTCGCGCGAACGCGTTCCCGTGGAGGGCCGTCCAGTAGGCGATGAGCTGGTAGAAGTCGAAGGCGCTCTGCCAGGAATTCGGCCGCTTCCGGAGCGTATAGCCGCAGGGCAGATCGGCCCCGACCTTCCGGCCGTCGGCCAGCGTCCGGCCGACCATGATCGGCATGACCGCGACGGCCTGGGAAATCCAGCGGACGACCCCGAGGATCGACGAGACGCGGATCGCCTCGGCCGGCCCGATGTCGTTTGGGGAAAGAGTCGTCAGGGTCCCGCTCGTCGCGGGGAAGGCCCGGAGGGCGATCACTCGCGTCGGGGATCGCGGTCGCGCTGGGGCGCGGCGGCGCGGGGCGGCGGCCTTCGGTCGGGGCATCGGCTGGGATCCCGGGCCGAGGGGCATCCCCGGCCCGGGAAATCGTCAGGCCGGCCGGCGATCCGGCAAAGTTTCCCGGGGCTAGAGCGCGTGGATCTTCCAGTCGTCGAGGCTGGCCGATTCGCCCTCGTCCGTCGAGGCCAGAGCGAGCGCGTTCACGAGCGCCGCGATCCCGTCGATCTTCTCGGAACTCTTTGCCTTGTCCGGCTTGACCAGGCCCGTCGGGTCCGTGTAGACGCACACGTTGTTTGCGTTCCACGCCGCGACCGGGTTCGCCCCGTGCCGGAGCCGGCCCTCGACGACCAGGGCCTCGAGCAGTTTACACGGCGCGTTGAGGTAGGCCGTCCGCTGGGCGACCGATTTCACTTCGACCCCCTCGCGCTGGAGGAGCGTCTCGAGGGCGCCGGCCTGCCACGGGTCGACCCCGACCGCGCGGATCTCGTGGGTCTCCCCGTAGGCGAGGAGGTCGCGGGCGACCGCCTCATGATCGAGCCGGTGGCCGTCGGTCACGGTCACCCAGCCTTCGCGGATCCAGGTGTCATACGGGATGCCCTCGCGTACTCGGTCCGCGACCGTCTCCGAGGGGACCCAGTATCGCCATTCGACGGAGTAGCCTCCGTCGTCGTCGCGGAACACGAACGCCGCCGAGGTCATATCGAGGTTCGAGGCCAGGTCGACCCCGACCCAGCAGGGCCGGCCGGCGAGGGGCCTCGGGTACTCGCGGCCGCACCGCTCCCAGGCGTCCCCGTGGAACCACCGCGAATCGGCCTGCTGCCAGACGTTGAGCGAGTAGCGGAGGAATTTCGACATCTTCCTCGGGTCCGTCGTCGCGTCCTGGTAGTCGGCCGCGAACTCCTCCTCTGGGAACGCGGTCCCGATCGACGGATTCGCCTTCCTCCAGACCGCCGGGTCCGCGAAGTCGTCGGTCTCCGGATCCGCCGCGTAGATGAGCCCGTAGAACGATGGATTCGCGGCTGGGTTTTTCATGACCAGCTCCGAATCTTTCCACCACTGCCACCCGATCCCGTTTCGATCGTCGCCGGCCGTCGAGATCGACATCACAACGGAATTCGGCGTTCCGCGAATCGCGTAGACGAGGGCATCGACCAGAGCCGGCGATCGGAAACTGTGGATCTCGTCGAGGATCACCGATCCGTTCAGGCCCTCCTGTTTCCGCCACTCGCTCGAGAGGCAGCGGATCTCGTTCCCGTGCTGCCGGTTCCGGATGACGGATTTGTAGTCGACGACCTCGAGGAGTTTCGAGAGATGAGGCGAGGCCTCGATCGTCGCGGCCGCCATACGGAACATCGTCCGCGCCTGCTCGCGATCGTTCGCCGCCAGGAAGACGTCCGCGATCGGGAAATGGGCGACGGCCATATAGGCCGCGAGCTGGGACATCAGGGACGATTTCCGATTCTTCTTCGGAACCCAGATCCCGGCCCGCTTGAACCGGAGCCGACCGGCCTTCGTTTTCCAGCCGAAGATCGGCGCGATCACGCGGTCCCGCTGCCAGTCGATCAGCGAGACGCGGACCGCCTTCCCGTCGTCGGCACGATGCCGGCAGAACCGCTCGACGAACTCGGCCGGCCGGGCCGCGGCCTCCGGATCCCAGTCGAACCCGGCGACGAATTCCGGACGGTCGCTTCCGTCAGGAGCCGGAGCCGCCGGTGAACTTGAGGAGGGCCGCCTCTTCCGGGTCGTCTTCTTCGCCATGCTTGGGGTCCTGGGGGATGCGGGCCGCGGCCGCCGCGGTCAGGCCGAAGTCCCTTCCCAGTGAAACAAAATCCCGGCGTGAGTCACGGAGCAGACGAGCGACCGGGCTCGCGGCCTGCCCCTTTTCGGTCGCCGTGATCCAGCCCTCGGCCGCGAGCTGCTCGCGGAGCGCGAGGATCTCCGCGTGGAGCTGGCAGAGGATCGCGAAGGCGTCGGCCTGCTCGAGGACCAGGCGGCCGGAGGCGATGAGCGGCGGGGCGACCCGTTCCCAGAACGCGAGAGCCGACGGGACCGCGACGACATCGGCCGGCGGGAGGACGTCCGTCGCGCCGGCGGTCTCCGGGGGCGGCGCCGGGGAAAGCCTCTTTCCGGCGGGCCTGGGTTTTGCCGGCTTCTTGCGCATCGTGTTCCGGCCTCGTTTGGTCTCCGAGCTGCCCGGCTGCGGGAGTGGACCTCGGCTTCCCATTTTTGAAAACTCCCCACGAACTAGCGCAGAGCGGCCGTGGGGTCATGGGGCGTTTGGCATGGTTCGTGCACACCCCACCCCCCCTTTTTTTCACCCGAACCCGCGCCGCCGCTGTTCTGCTCGTGTCTTCCTGCCGTGGCATGATGCGCATCGCCAGGCGAGGTTCGTGTCGTCGTCCGTGCCGCCGTCCTCGAGGGGGACGATATGGTCCGCGTGCCCGGCCTTCCCCGTCGCCACGCGTGAGCAGTCGCGGCAGACGTAGGCGTCCCGGATCGCGATCCGTAGGCGACGGGCGAGCCAGGCCGAGGTCCGGTAGTGGGCGACCTCTTTCGTCGCGGATCGCCGCATCGTCGGGGGCCGCCATCGTTCGACGCGCGCCGGCATCAGATCCCCGCCGCCTCGCGGAACGCTGTGTCGAGGGTCGAGGCGTCGAGGCCGAGAGCCGGGCCGAGGGCGGCAAGCCACGCGCTGCTTCGGTGGACCTCGGTCCCATACTCCCACTCGACGCGAACGCTCTCGCGGGTGATCGCTTCGGGGATCGAGGCGATCGCCGCATCGACCTGGGCGAGCGCGATCCCGTGGCGCACGAGCCAGAGGCGGGCTTGCCTGGCGGTGATCGTCGGCGGGACAGGCCGGTCGTCGGGAGCGTACTGCCAGCCGGTCGGCAGTTGGTCGGCCGGGGCGGCCGTGCATCCGTCGGGCGGAGACCAGCCTTCGGGAACGTCTGGCCGGACGAACGTCACGACGCGGCCGGCAGCATTCACGATCGCGAGAGAGTTTGCCATATTCAATACCAGACGGTTATCCGGACGTACCCCTCGGCGCCGTTGCCGCCGGCCCCGGAGTTGTAGCCGTTGAATGATGCGCCGCCGCCGGCCCCGGCGCCGCCGTAGCGGCCGCCGTTGCCGCCGTTGCCGCCGGCCGTGGTGGAGTTGCCGCCCCCGCCGCCGGAGCCGCTGCCACCGGCCCAGGAGATCGAATTCGTGGTGGAGTCAACCGCACTCGGACCTGCGCCGCCTCCGGCGGTTCCGCCGGCATTCGAGCCGAATGCACTCGTGAATCCCGCGAGCAGGTGATCGCCGCGTCCTTGTCCGCCGGCGTGAGAAGTGTCGGCAGTTGAAATCCCGCCGCCTCCGGCGCCGCCGGCCGCCGTCATGTAGATGGAGCCGGCCGATGCCCAGCTCTGCCCAGGATTCGGAGCGTTTGCCTGCCCCGAAACAGAGGACGAGCCGCCGGCTATCCCGAGCATCATCGAATAGAGGTTGATCGAACCGCCGGTCCCAGCTGCCGCCGTGCCGCCCGCACCACCTCCGCCGCCGCCAGCGAATAGCGACCGAGATCCCCAAGCCACGGTAGTGTTGCCGCCCGCAGACCCTGCGGCGCCGTTGGTGTCGTCCGTTGTCCTCGCGGCGCCGCCTGCACCTCCGGCGCCGACTGAAACCGTGAGCGATTGCCCCGCGATCCCGTCGGCAGACGCGGAAAAAAGCACGTCGCACAGCCCAGACGAGGCACCGCCGCCGCCTCCGAATCTTGCCGTGCCTGATGCCCCTCGGCGCCCGCTGCCGCCGCCACCGCCGCCACCGATGGCCGTAACACGGACCATTTTTGCCGTAGATGGGAGCGTCCACGTCCACGAGCCGTTTGAGCCGGTCGCGCCGGACGGAGACACCGAACGCGTGAACTCGAAAACGTCACTGGTCGACGCGTAGGCCTGGTCGCCGCGGAGGAACGTCGAGGCCGACGCCGTCCCGCTCCCGAGCCGCGCCGTCGCGATCGTGCCGGTCGCGATGTCGCTCGCCGCGTGAGTGTGCGTGGTCGGCGTCCGCGAGTCGGAGAGCCGGGCGTCGTTCCCCTGGCAGACCGTGCCAGCGGCCGAGCCGAAGTTTGGCACCAGGGCGCCGCTCGAGGTCGTGAGCCCAGCCCCGACCGAGAGGCCGACCGTCTGCGCGGCGTAGGTGACCGGAGCCGTGGCCGAGACGACGCCGGGATCGCCCTGCGGGCCGGTCGCGCCTGCTGGGCCTGTTGCTCCCGCCGCACCCGTGGCGCCGGTCGCTCCCGTGGCACCCGCGGCCCCGGCTGGGCCCTGCGGCCCGGTGTCTCCGGTGTCGCCCTTCGGGCCTTGCGGCCCCGTCGCTCCAGCGGCTCCTGCGGCGCCGGCCGCGCCCTGGGCCCCGGCAGGGCCCTGGCCGCCGGAGACCGATACCCCGACGTTCTGTTCGCTCGCGGTGACGGAGATCGGGCTCACGGGTAGACCTCGACGGTTCCTTGGGTGGCGGTCCGCTTCGCGTCGCCGGGGGCGACCCACTCGACGCGGAGCCCGTAGGTGCCGGCCGCCAGGGCGGCGGTCTGGACCTCGGAAAGGGCCAGGTTGATCTGGCCGGTCGCGTGGGAAACGACCGTGAGCGTCGGCGTGGCGACGGTGACCCCGGTCACGACCGAGTAGATCGCCGCCGCGAACGTGTATCCGGTCGTCGCGAACGAGAAGTCGAGCAGCGTCGAGAACTCATCGCCGCGACGGAACGCGACGGAGAGCGGGCCCGGGAGGGAAGTGACCAGTGCCATGCCGCGAGGTTATTCCGGGAGACGGTCGCCGGAAAAGTTTGGGTGCAGAGGATGCGAGCATTCCGCGCGGTGCAGGTCGCTCCATCCGGCCTGGATCTCCTGGCAGATCGTGGCGATCTCGGCCGGCGTCGGGTCGACCAGGCGGAGGCCCCGGCGGGGCCGGCCGCCACCGCGGCCCTGCCCGACCTTCGCGTCGGCGAGCTGGTCCAGGATCCGCGTCAGGAGCCGCCGGTATGTGACCCCGACCGCGGCGGCGACGTCGCGATGGCATACCCCGTCGGCCAGGAGCCGCCGGGCGAGCTGCTCCTGTTCCGGGGACAGCCAGAGTTTCAGGTCCTTCTGGGGCCTGCCCACGGTCAGAGCCTCCGGATCTGGATGATCGTCCGGGCCGGCTCGCCGCGGGCGGCGTAGCGCTTTCGGCAAGAGTTTTCCACGATCTGCGAATCGTCGGCCCAGACAGCCCCGCAGGCCGTGACGGCGTCCCAGACACCCTTTTCGATGTTGTCGTTGTCGCCGCAGTTCTTGCCCGGGAAGGCGGCCGCCGCGGGCTTAGGCTCGCCGTCGCGTCCGATGTGCGACTTCGGCCTTGCGAACACTGCCTCGACATGGATCCCGTGCGGGCCCTTGGTCGTAGCCCATCGGCGACGCTTCGCCTCGAGGCCGACGCGGATCGCGATCGCCTGCTTCAGGAAGGCGATTCCGTTTTTCGTCGGCGTGTAGGCCTGGCCGGAATGAAAATTGAACCGAAGCCGCGGCTGCGGGATCGGGTCGCCCGGGATCTCAACCGTGATCTCGTCTGGTGCATCCATGCACCGACGACGCTATCGGTTCCGCCCCACGAGTCCAGCGCGCTGGCCGGGGCGTTACAGGCTACTCCTGGACCTTTGTCCCGACGTCATACGGGTATCCGTTCTCCGGGTCGTCGGAGTAGGTGCCCTCGGAGTGGTTGTCCCACCAGGGGATCTTCGAGTCTGGCAAGGATTCGTCGGCCGCGTCGGTCATTTGGTTCGCTCCAGCAGACCGCGGACCACTGTCTCAGTGTGCCCCATCGCCCGGAATGCCGCGTCGTCCGCCACGCGGCCCAGCACTTCCCGCTCTTCGTTCGTGAGCCGCGCCGCCGGCTCCGGCTCGACCTCGAGGGCCTCGGCCTCCAGCGGGACCGCGTGGGCCTGGCCGATCCGCCCCGCGAGCAGG